ACTGTGTGCTGCACAATCTCAGATGGGGGGTGCTGTTAAAGACAGCGCTAACCCTTTCTTCAAATCTAGCTATGCCGATCTAACGTCGGTCATTAAAGCGATCAAGCAGCCCTTTGCTGATAACGGCCTGAGCTATACCCAGTTCCCAGTTACCGATGAAAATGGAATGGGAGTTTGCACAAGGCTAATGCACGTTTCTGGGCAATGGCTAGAAGGTCAATTTACTTTGCCAGTGGTTAAGCGTGACCCACAGGCGGCTGCAAGCTCCCTGACGTATGCGCGTCGTGTATCTTTATCTTCTATCGCTGGCATCCCAACTGCAGACGATGATGCAGAATCTGCAATGCTGCGCGGTGATGACAAGAAAGTTGTGTCTGATGATCAGATCATAGCCATCAAGAAATTACTTGATGAGACTGGTGCCGACAGCGATAAGTTTTGCAAGTGGCTGAAGGTTCGCTCTGTTGATCAGATACTGGCTATGCACTATGACCGCGCTGTTGCCGCTCTAGAGGCTAAAAAGTGATCATCCTGGACCATGAGCAGGGTTCACCAGAGTGGCTTGCTGCAAGACTGGGCAAGCCATCCGCTAGCATGTTTTCCAAGCTAATTACTCAGACTGGGAAGCCTAGCACCTCTGCTGATGGGTACATCAATGAATTGATCGCAGAACGCCTTACAGGGCACTCTGAGCCCTTCCATGTTACTGAGTGGATGGAGCGTGGCACTGCATTAGAGCCAGAAGCCAGGGAGTCATACGAGTTTATCTCTGGCAATGATGTAATCGAGACTGGCTTTATTCTCGACACTAGCTGGGAGTTTGGCTGCTCGCCTGACGGTTTGATCAAAGAAGAGGGCGGTTTAGAAATAAAGTGCCCTGCTCCTAAGACTATGGTCAGCTATCTCAGAGACCCGCAGGTCGGTGTTAAGAAATACTGGCAGCAAATCCAAGGCTGTATGTGGATAACTAAACGTGATTGGTGGGACTTTTTTGCCTACCATCCAGAAATGCCGCACGTTCTAGTGCGTGTAGAACGCGATGATGACTATATCGCAAAACTGTCTGCCGAGGTCGATAAGGCCGTAGCGGAAATTTTAAACCAAGTGGAGAAGTTAAAATGAAAGTAGGATTATCTGTACGAATCGATGTTACCAAGATCGACAAGTCACGACTGTACAAGGGCGCCAAGGGCACGTACCTGGACCTGACTACGTTTGTGGATACCGATCAGCAAGACCAGTACGAGAACAATGGATTTATATCTCAATCGGTCACCAAAGAAGAGCGCGACGCTAAGGTTCAGACGCCAATCTTGGGTAATGTGAAGGTGATTTACACTGACGGCCAGGCAGCAGCACCTGCAAAGCAGGCCGATATGAGCATTGAACAGCTCGATGAAGACATCCCGTTCTAGGTAAAAAAGCCCCCTTACGGCACAAGTGCTTTCAGGGGGCAAACTACCATAGGAGAATGCAGGACCGGGGGAACAGCCCTACGTCCCAAGGATAACACAGGAATACTGATTATGACTAATGCAGGACAGTGCTTAATAACCGCCCAGGAGCTAAACAACATCAATTCTAGCCGCCTGGCAACTTTAATGAACGTAAGCCGCCAGAGAGTATTTCAATGGCGTAAGCAGGAAAACATGAAGCTGCACACTGTGCAGGGATTGTGCAAGATATTTGACTTGACGCTGGATCAGTTTTGCCAGCTAAAAGGAGAATAAAATAAAACCCCCATTGCGGGGGCTTTACAGTAAGCCGGGGAAAGGCTTATACTTGTTGTGCGAAGAACAAGAAAGGCAAGTTTACCATACTGTCCGATACAGTACACTAGGTCTCCCTTTCTTTTTCTCTCAAGTGTTCGGGTGTGTGGCGTGGGAATTAATAACCCATGATCGAGAGTGACCCCTCTATTAGCACCTCCTAATCGGTTTGACTGCCGAGCAGGAAATAACGACGGCCAGGATGGCGTGATTCTAAATACGAGCACAAGTTAGTCACTGAGTCGCTTTGCCCTCAGATTTAAAAATCTACTTTGCTAAGTAGAAAGGGTTATATCGTCTTGCAAATTATGAGAAATAAAGTAAATATAAAGAAACATTTATTAAATACTGGGCGAGGCTTGCCGAGCCATGGGAGTGAGAGATGAGCGGTAAAGGAAGTAAACAGCGGCCGACCAATAAAGTTGAGTTTGACAAAAACTTTGACAATATTTTCGGAAACAAAGATACTAAGGTTACTAAACCAACGGGGAAGTGCGATGAAAAAGTTAAGCGAAAATCAGTTATTAAAACAAATTAAGAAAAAGTTTGAGTACCGCGATGGTAACTTGCACTGGCGCGAAGGGAATGGCCGAAAGTCTGGAAAGCTAATAGGCGGCGGCAAAGGTTTGTACAAGGTTTGCTGCATAAACAAAGTTTCCTATTATCAGCACAGAATTATTTTTTTATTTCACCATGGGTACATGCCCAAGTACCTCGACCACATCAACAACGACAGGCATGACAACCGGATTGAAAATTTACGCGCCGTGTCTGCACGGGAAAATCAGCATAACAGGTCGATCAATAAAAACAGCACCAGTGGCGTGAAGGGCGTATGCTGGCATAAGCCTGCGGGTAAGTGGATAGCTAAGATGCGCTGTGATTCTAAAATGCATTATTGCGGGCTTCACGATAATATCAGTGATGCGGCGCAGGCCATTAAGGAAATGCGTGAAAAGCTGCACGGCAAATTTGCTAACCACGGATAAGGGGAAAACATGTTATTAAATACTAAAGAAGACTGGCAGCCAGATGAAGCTGACACTATCGCCTGGCAGAGATCGTATCCTGCCGTCAATGTTCACCAAGAGCTCATGGCAATGGAGTCCTGGTGCGACGCGAATCCAACCAAACGTAAAACAAAGCAGGGCATCAAGCGCTTTGTTAACTCTTGGCTAGCCAGGGCGCAGAATCAGGGCGGCTCTCCGATGGCCAAGAAGGCTGGCAAGAATGAAAGCATACGGGCTAAGTCTATCGACATGCAGATGACTGATATTAGCTGGCTGGATACAGATGCGCAATTGTCCATGAAGCAGTATTATCTCGACAAGTTCGGATTTTATTACGATGGGGAGCTGAAGAATGCCTGATAAGCGATTAGAGCCCAGGTCGTCTGGCAAACATCCAAGGAAGTACAAGTTTATTGGAACCCATGACAACCTGGTGACCGGCAAGCTATACACTCTGCGCGAGATATCAATACTGACCGGCATCAAGAATAAGACAATTCACTCTAGAATGGTAGGTAGGGCTGAAATTGGCGACAGGCAGGTAAGGGAGGTTGACGACGCATTTGGCGGTATTGGCAAGTCAAAAGACAGCCTATATGATCGCCTGGAGACTAGCACGATGAAGCTGTCGGACAAGTTTTTGAGGGTGAAGCTATGAGCCAGGGAGACCACGTTAAAATATCCCACGCAAGTGAAGTGGAAAAAAAGGTTCCGCACCTTATCAAGCGCCTGCAGGACTGGGATTACTCTATCCCTTTATCAATTAAGCTGGAGCCGTGGGTGGATGCCAGGACGCTGGACCAGAACGCATTATTTCACAAGTGGTGCCGGGAGCTCAGTGACAAATTTATAGCCAAAATCCCTGACGCTACACCAGATGGCGTCAAGTGGATGATGAAGCATAAGTTTCTTGTGACAAAAACAATTAAGGTCGGGCAGACTACCCTAAAAGACCAGATACAAAGCACCGCAAGCCTGAAGAAAGGGGAGATGTGTTTTTTCATGGACCAGGTATACGCCTGGGCGATTGAGAAAGGTGTTTATTTATCTTTACCAGAGTACAATGAGTACACTGAATTGAAGCGAAAGCAGGAACAATAGAATGCCCAAACTTAGCGCTAGTGAGTTAATAAGATTTGCAGCAACTGAACGCCAGGCCGAGATATGCCAAGCAGTTATAAAGCATGGAAGCAATAACAAGGCAGCGAAAGCCCTGGGGTTGGATCGGCGCACTGTAGATAGGACTTTAACAGGCATCGAGGGCAGGGCTGCCATTAAAGCAGTAGCACCGCACCGCAATGTAGACAATGAGACCATGGAGGGCTTTGAGGCAAAGCGGGTTTCGACCGCCTTTAACTCTGACGGCGACATCGCCCTGCAGTGGGTTATCCAGGAGCCGCTGAAGCGCAGTTTGCAAGAGAAGGTTGAGGCGATGATGGAGGGCATGAAGGATGACCTGGCTGGGTTTAAGAAGCCGGTGAAAGCGCCAAAGAAAGTCAATGCCGACTACCTCGCCACCTATATCATAGGCGACCACCACTACGGGATGCTCGCTGATGCTGCCACCAAGCTGGACAACGACGACTGGGATATCAAGATAGCTACTAAGGTTCTTATTGACGCTGTTGACAGGCTGTTAGTCAGAGTAGGTGACTGTGAGACCGCGATACTGTTGAACGTGGGTGACTTTTTTCACGCCGACTCAAGCAAAAACGAGACCACCGCTGGAACCAGGGTAGATGTAGATACGCGCATTGGTAAGACATTTAAGCTGGCCGGTAGGTTGTTCCAGATGTTAATCGACAAGATGCTGACGGTCCACAAGAATGTCATCGTAGTAAATGTGAGGGGCAACCATGACAGTGATATGGCCTGTCATCTATCTAGCTGCTTGGAGATTCTGTATCAGAAAGAGCCCAGGGTAAATGTGCTAGAAAACTACTCAAAGTTTTTGCATTACGAGTGGGGCAATAATATGTGGGTCTACCACCACGGTGACCGGATAAAGCCAGAGCAGATACTGCAGACGGTTATCAAGAACCTGGACAGCGAGTGGTCATCGCATAAGAACAGGTACTGTCTCCTGGGGCATATCCACCACCATGTCAGCCGGGAGTATGGCAGCATGCAATTCTCCTGGTTCGGTAGCCTTACTTCTACAGACCAATGGCACTCAGATTCGGGATTTGGATCAGAGCGGAGTATGACGGCGATTGTCTACCATAAAAAATACGGTGAAGACTC